CAGTACCAGGATCACCTGGAAAAAATCATGCTTGGCCGTGAATTCCCGTGGTTCTATTTGGATCACACGGCAGAACCGAATTACGAAACGTGCTTTCCAGCTGATGGGATGCAGGACGGTTTTCAGTTTGTCCACACGTTTATTGACCAGGGCAATTTGTGTTCCGATCGACTATCGCTTGTTTTGCCGATCGCTTTTGCGCTGATGGCGAAAGAAGGAATTAACACCGAAAGCCACGAACGAATGAAAGCCAACATCACATTCCCGATTGCCGGGCGCAGGGATGGGTCATTCAAACCGCCGCACGTTGACACGCTGCGAGCAAATACAATTACCGCCATCTATTACGTCAACGACGCAGACGGCGACACGTTGTTTTTCGATAAATACGAAACCGAAAAGCTCAACGGCTTTAGGTTTGAAGTTCGCCAACGCATACAGCCCAAGAAAGGGATGCTCGTCTACTTTGACGCCGACGTTCTGCACACGTCGGAATTCCCAACGACCGGCACGCGCTGCGTGCTGAATTTTAATTTCGTCCAATAAGAAAGGTAGGGACGGTATTTGCCATTAACTAAAGTAGACGCGCAACTTCTTCAGGGCGCAATAAACGCTGACTCTTCTGGCAACGTGGGGATTGGTACGAGTTCGCCAGCAAGCAAACTCAACATCGTTGATGCCTCTGAAACCGTTAATGTTCGGATAGAAAGTGGTTCTGTAGTAGGCCAATTTTTTTCTTCGTCTGCAGCAGGCGGCGTTTTTCTTGGGTCAGTTAGCGCACACCCGTTGGTATTTAGAACTAACATTACCGAACGTATGCGTATAGACACCAGCGGTGTAATTACTTCAACGCTTGGTGGTATGCAAGTTATCTCTGGTACAGCGGTAACTGCATCAGGCACAAGCGTTGACTTTACAGGCATACCGTCGTGGGTGAAACGGATTACGGTGATGTTTAGCGGGGTTAGTACGAGTGGTACAAGTCCACAGTTAATTCAACTCGGTGATTCTGGCGGGGTTGAAACTACCGGGTACTTAGGGGCGGCCTCAACAAGTTCTGGAACTGGAACAAACAACGCTAACTTCACCACAGGAATTGTCTTAACTGGACTTGCAGCTCCCTCGGCAGCTTTTATATTCCACGGCTCTGTGACAATAACTGCGTTAGACCTCGCCAATAATTTATGGGCGTGTGCTGGAGTTTTGGGGTATTCAAGCTCGGCGGCAACAACCCAAATTGGCGGCACAAAAACTTTATCTGCAACCCTCGACCGAGTTCGCATCACCACAGTCAACGGCACAGACACCTTTGACGCTGGCACTATTAACATTCTTTATGAGTAAGCGATGGATTCACAAGTGCTATTTAACATCGCTGTAGCGATTGCGGGATTCTTCGGCGGGTGGATACTGAACAACATCCACAAGTCGATCGACCGGCTGGACGTGGACGTGCGCGCTATGCCGCACACTTATGTCAGCCGTGAGGATTACCGCGACGACATGCGCGAAGTGAAGGATATGCTTGGCAAGATTTTTGATCGGCTAGAGGCCAAGCAAGACAAGTGAGGTGGATCCGCTAACCTTACTGGCGGCGGCTAACGCTGCAGTCGCCGCGGTCAAAGCCGGATGTAAACTTTATAAAGACATAAAGGGAGCAGCCGGCGAAGTAAGCGATGTATTAAAAGATTTGAAGGAGCAGTACAACAAAATAATCGATCCAACGCCTGCGCAAAAAATGCAATACAACGCTGAAGTACAGCGCGTGCAAGAAATTGCGAAGTCTGATCCGAACGACGTATTTACTGACATCGGAAACCAGCTCGGCGTATTGATGGATTCTTATGATGCAATTAGTAAATTGTTTTTGAAAGAACAGCTGGAATCGAAACAGGTTTATAAGGGCGAGGAAAGTATTGGTCGCAGGGCATTGAAGCGAATACTAATAACGTCCAGGCTTGATGCAATGTTGACAGAGATACGCGAAACAATGGTGTTCCGAGCGCCGCCGGAATTGGGCGCATTGTGGAGCAAGTTTGAAGAGATGTGGCAGCGCATCGTTGCCGAGCAGGAGGCAGCTCATGCGGAAGAACTTAGACTAGCTCAGATTGCATCATGGCGACGCAGAAAAAGAATAGCGGAAATAAAGTCAAAGGTGGCATGGGTTTCAGCAGTAGTTTTCGTAGTTCTATGGGCGGTGGGTCTAATGTGGCTAACAATGAGAAGCGCGATGATGAGAACGTCCCTTGGTCACTTTTAGTAGTGGTCATGGCCGTGTTACTAATGTTCTTTATTATCATGCCGATCCTGGCGTTCATGTACTACGACATGTATTTTGCAACACAAGCAGCGGTAGCAGAAGTTCAGAAAATGAAAGAGTTACGGCGCGATATTTTGCAAGAAAGGATGTACGGTAAATGATCACGTTGGCACAGTTCAAGAAATTTGCCCCGCATACCAAGTATGCACAACAATGGTATGACACGCTGTTTAGCCCGCAGGCCGAGCTGGGCGGCAAGTCTTTGCTGGATGAATACCAGATCAACACACCAAAGCGCGTCGCCGCATTCCTGGCGCAATGCGCGCATGAGTCTGGTGGCTTTGTGTTTGTCACCGAGAATCTAAACTATAACGCGTCTGGTCTGATGCGCGTGTTCCCGAAATATTTTCCTAGCATGGACCTGGCCAAACAATATGAGCGCAATCCAAAGAAGATCGCTAGCCGGGTATATGCTAACCGCATGGGCAATGGCGATGAAGCTAGCCAGGAAGGCTTCGCGTTCCGTGGCCGCGGGATTTTGCAGCTGACAGGCAAGGACAACTATTTTTGGTTTGGTGCGTCGTTGAACTTAACTCCAGAGCAGGCCACCGAATACCTAGAATGCTTCGAGGGGGCTTCCCAGAGCGCTTGCTGGTTTTGGGAGACCAACCAATTAAACACGCTGGCAGACGCTGGTGACATAAAACAACTTACGCGCAGGATTAACGGCGGTTACATCGGGCTTGCAGATAGGGAGCATCATTATGAAATTGCGTTGGCTATGTTTGATAGTGGCAGTCGTTTGGCTTAGTGGCTGCGAGCGCTTTCGGTATTTTTGCCAGGATCCTGAAAATTGGGATAAGCCAAAATGCCAGCGGCCGCGATGTGCTGTAACTGGAACCTGTCCGGATCAATTGCTAAAACCGGAAGTGCTGAAGGAGGAAACAAATGAACCCACTAAAACTAATAAGCCAGTTCCTTGCAATGACGCAGGAGCAGCACGATGCAGTAATTAAGTTTTGTATTGCTGTCACGTTCTGCTGCACCGTGATAATCATGGTGGGCGTGAGCTTGTACTCGGTTGTATTCGTCGAGCAACCGCAAATGATGGCCCCGGCTGACAAGCAATTTTTTCTAATCTTGTCCGATATGTCAAAGTACATCCTCGGAAGTTTGGCGACATTACTTGCTGTCAAGGGTAAAGATGCGCTCCAGCAGTTCGTGCCGCCTGGTCTATCGAGCAAAGAAGATCGCGACGATAAGCCAACACCGCCAGCACCAAAGTCGCCAGCACCAGGTCACGCGCCGGTACGCATGGAACCGACCATTGATCCAATAAGCGCACCAGGTAGCGTCGCAGGTTACGGCGGTAAACCAGCGCCTGTCCAACCACCTCACCCGGAGATTAGCTAATGAAAAACTTAATTGCACTTATTGCGTTTGTGCCGCTGGTCCTGTTTGCTGCTGAGACAAAGAAAGTTTGCAACAAACAAAAAGACAACAAGGGCAAAGAAGTCCAGGTTTGCAAAGATGTCCGGGTGCATAAGAAGCTAGACAGCGCCACCAAGGTGCCGCCAAAGTGACTGCGTTCTTTAACCCTTGGGTGCTTCTGACGTTGGTCCTGGCGGTTGCCGGTGCGGCTGGCGCTGGGTATTACAAGGGCCACGACGCAGGCAAATCCCAGGTCCAGGCTGAATGGGCGCGGGAAAAAGCGGAGCAGTTTGCTGATCACGCAAAGCGCCAGGATGAGGCGCGCCAGCGAGAACAGCAGCTGCAAACAACGGCTGACAATTTAAGGCAGGAGAAAGACCGTGAAATCCGTAATCTTAATGCTCGCGCTACCGCTCTTTCTAACAGCATGCGCGACCGGCCGAGTCGCGCCACCGCCGAAGCCGGTGGATTGTCCACGTCCACCGGTCCTGGATCCGCTGCCGCAGGATGTTCTGGAAAAGAGCTTTATCGAGAGACTGCACAAGATCTTGTCCAATTAGGAAAAGACGCCGACGAATTGAGACTAGCGCTGAAGCAATGCTATTCGCAATATCAATCGTTGACTAAATAGGCTATCAAGCGCCTGGATCCTCTCCTTGTCTACGGGCGCTTGATTTTGCCCCGGCCAATAACCGGGGTTTTTTTACCCTTGTTAACCTAGCATTGCTTTGATCTGGTCTACTGGTATATCAACGCTTTCATGAATCGCCAGGATTAACTCTGCGCTCATTGGCCGCTGCCTATTGCGAACCCGGCTAATCAATGACGGCTCTTTGCCAAGCATGTGGGCCAGGACCGCATCATTCTTGGCGTTTAACTTTTCGCGCGCCAGGTCCAGGATTTTATGGGGTGTCAATTTCCTTCCGTTCATTTGTTGTATTTCTCCATGATCGATCGTTTGCGCCAGGCTGTAATACCGCGTGGCTGAATTGGTTTATTGTTTCGTTCGTTGTGAACTATTGATGCGTAAGTGGCAATCAAAACAATGCCGATTACAAATAGTCCGATGACGACTATGCCTGCAATGGTAATGGCAAGAATAGCGGCCAAGATTTGTAACATCATGCCGGCCTTAAAACAGGATGGCTTTAAAAACGGGCTTGATCATCTTGCCGGTAATCGAGCATTTGCGCGGTGGATCTTCTCGGACCAGGTCCAGGCTTAACAGCTCGTTGACGCGACCGCAGACCGAGGACAGTTCCAGGTTGCAAACCCTGGCTAGCTCTCGACGTGAGTAGCTTTCCATTGGATCCATGACATTTAGAATGTGCTGTGCTTGCTTGCCGATCTTTCCTGTATCGCGATGCTCATGGTAGGCAATGATTGATGTTTCGGCGACGCTCATAATTTATGCCCCCTTATTGTCCGGCAACGCTCTCTGTCCTGGTGGCTAAAGTCCGGGCTGATTTCTGCAATGCTGCACGCCAAGCGCGGCTCGGTGTTGATTGCTTTAGATGCAAAGTACAAACTTGCCAGGGCGATCGCCGCATAAAAACAAATTACTGCAATTTCAGGTGCCGTCATAGGTTTATGTTCTTTATTCATTTTTGGCCTTTGATAAGTTCCAAAGTAGCAACATGTCGTCTTTCAACATGGTTGCCGCTGTCGGGCCGCGTTTGGTTTCGACTGCTGCTATGAACTCCCTGCGCTTCACCAGGGGCCACCGCAATACCGTTCTCGCCTCGCATTCGCGCCTCCACATCTCGCTGTTCTTTTCTGATCCGAGCAAAAGTTTTGCGAATGTTTGTATCGGAGGCGGGAACGTAGGCTTTTCCTGTAAGGAGAGTGCTGCCCGCCTCTTTGCCATTAGAGCGCCTGTTCATCGGCCTCTGGTTCACGGATAACTGCCGCCTGGGCGCGCGCCTTGGCCATTGCAATTTTGCGCAGATCTTCCGGCAGCTGGCGCATTGCCGGCCGCAGGTTGTCTAGCTCTTCAATTGACGTAGCCTTGGCGATCTTGGCATTGATTTCGGCGGCGTCGGCTTCAGCCTGGTCTGGCGATTGTTCGACGACATCAGCTGGCCCCAGGTCGATTGTCACGGGCTGCGTCGCTGGCGCTGCAGCTGCTGGTGCCGGTGGCTTTTTGTCAAAGTCCTCGGCTTCCTCTGGTGTGTACACGCCGACGGCAACGCCTGGGAACACGGTGCGGATCCCTTCGCTAATCACGCGGGCGCGCAGCATTTGGCGTGGGTACTGCCGCCAGGTTGGATTCTTGGTTAGGCCCGCTTTTTCGGCCATGGTTATTGTCCAGGTAATTTCTACGCTACCGCCGGCCGGGTGTGAGACGACGGCGCTGACTGCGGTGTCGGTGTACTCGGACCATTTTACCGTGCCGCCAGCCTGCTGAAAACGCGCCAGCATGGCGTCGGCTTTAAGGGTAGGCTTGCCGTTAATGACGTGGTAATCGCGCGCCGCGATCGCTGGGTGCATTCCTTCAGCCTGGCTAATTAGCATTAGGGCCATTGCCTGGTCCGGTGTGCGCACGCCAAACAGGTTAGATTTGGCGACGGCCATTGCCATGCGCTCGATGTCGGTGACTGTCATTAGTTCGTTTTTCATTTTGATTTCTCCATAAGGGTTGCAACCATCGTGTCTACATCAATCAAAAATTTGCGGATCTCGGTTTCTAAGCCGGCAATATAACTGTCGTTGCGGCCGATGCGTTCGACGTAGAGCTGCAAAGCAGGCGGCATGCGTGGGTCAAATGAGATGAAGTCACACCATTGCCGGCCGGTGATCCAAAGCTGGCCCTGGACCTGGGCGACGTGATCTTCTGGCATGCCGTCCATCCAGGTCATTACATGGACCGAGCTGTTATATGGGCATTTGATCTCAATCAGACCATCCCAATCAACCAGGCCGTCGGGCGATGCGCCGGCGTCCAGTTCTTCGTGCTGAATGAATCCGGTTTCTTCGACTTGCAGCTGGCGGCGCTGTTCGTAAACAATGCGCGCGCTGGCTTCGTGCGTCACGCCCCATTGCATTGCGCTATTGCTGTAGTGAGGCGTCGCTGATTTGGTCAGGCGCTCGGTGGCAATGTCTACCAGGTAATTGATGCGCGCCGCGGCCGGGCTACCGTTCTTGAGCTTGGCCATCACGTCTTTGAAACGCGACGCTGTGGCCTTGCCTACGCGCGCCTGGAACCATTCCGCGGTGCGCTGTTCGTCTGTAATTGTGTCCAATTAAAACTCCTCTTTGATTACTGAAACTCGGATCGCGTCGGGGTGTTGCTCCAGCAATTCCTCGACCAGGACGGCTGAAAACTCATGGTCGGATTTGCCGCTAACACGTCGGCCGTTTGGCAAAATGACTGTGTAGGTAAATCGGAACGGGCCTTTTTGCGATAATGGAAACGGTACTATTTGAGCGTTCATTCGTCATCTCCAGAGTAACGAGCGTCAAACATTGCATCGATGCGCGCCTGTTCGCGGTATTCAAAACGGCGTTCTTCAATCTCGGCTGCGCAGCTGGTCATGATGGCTAGTACATCTTCGAGCGGTAGCCTGGTCCATGCTGCTGTGATGTTTACCGGGATACCGCAGGCCAGGTGGTGAATCGCGTCATACTTAAAATTTGTTGTCTGCATTATTTTCTCCAATCAATTCAAAGTGCCGGTTGCGGGCCGGCGTCGGCTAGGTGGGGAATCGGATCTGCTTGCCAGGCAGTCGCCACGCGCCACCATTACGACCGCTGTACATTACGCTGCAATCCTGCCGACGCTGTTATAACCGTAACCGTCGTCGCCCAAGGAGCTAACGCTGGCCGCTGTCGGGCTGACGGCCATGTCGTCGAAGCTGTAATTTGACGCGATATTCATGGCTATTTCGTCCAGGGTCATGTTGCCAATCATTGGTTTAGCGCCGCCGGTGTATTCGATCCACGCGCCAAACTGGCTGTCGATTACTTTCATGTTGTTGACGACACCATACTTGGCGGCCGTCCATTCCAGCGTCGACTGCAAAAACTCGGCGGTGTATTTCCGCTCGGTAAACACAAAGTCAGCGCCAAACGAAACTTCCTCGCCGTTGATCGAGCTGTAGTTGCTGCCCTGGTAGTCGGTCATGCCGTCAAAGTAGCTGCCCTCGAACCGCTTAACGATGGCGTTGACTTGCTTGCTGTTCGGGCCGTTGGTCCATTTGACATTGATGCTAGCGCCGCCGGCGTAGGTATTGGACCTGACGCTAAACTTCACGCCAGGGAATGATTCTTTGAGCGACTGCCTAATGAGCTTGGCAGTCTCAGCGCAGGTTAAATATTTTTTCATGGCGATTCTCCTGTTCAGTTAAAAATGAAATACGACAATGAGATTATCTCAACACTGTTGCCAAACGTCAAGCGGCCTCTGGTAATTTTGCTTGTTTAATTATGTCGTCAATCTCAAACAGCGCCTCGGCCTGCTGGCGCTCGATTGCCTGCTTGGTGGCACGGCCTTCGCTGATTTTGACGCGCACGGACCACATGCTATAGGGCGCGTAGAAATACATGCCGGCCGGACCGACGCGCTCTTCGCGTGCGATCGTGGTGATCAGGCCGTCGGCGCGTTTGACGGTAATGACAGCGACGCGCATCGTGCTAGTCACCTGGACATAGGTTTGGGCAAACCAGCCAAAATTTGCACTTTTCGAAATAGTTGTTTCCATGTTTAGATCTCCTGGTCAGTAATGGGGCCGAAGCCCCGGTCAAATTAGGCGCGCGGTACGGTGCCGATCAGCTTGCCTTCCATCACTTTGAACAGCAGACACTTGGCGCGGTTCAGCGACTGCCTGGCTCCTTCAGCGTCACCAAAAGCAATTTGCTCTTGGGCGTCGGACATTAAGCCAGCGATTACCATGTTTGCGCCGGTCATTTTGTAGGTGACGGAGCTGGTAACGGATTCGACAAAGGCAACGATGTCGCAGCCATACATTTGATTACTGTTTATCATGATAATTTCTCCTGGTCAGTTCAAAGGGTAACGGTAGGGGTTTCAACGACGACCGTGTAGCCGGCTTTTTTGGCGGCCTTGATTGCGGCGGCGGTCAGGGTAACTGTGCCGGCGATCTCGGCGATAAATTTAGCGGCTTCGTTGACAGGGTAAATCTTGTCGACGCCGTAGACGGTTTTGATTTTCACGATTAGTTCCATTTCAATCTCCTGGTCAGTTCATTGAAGCGGTCAATTGCTCAACCACAATGAGAATATATCAACACTCTATTGGGGTTGTCAACTGGCAATTCAATGAATCGTTAAAAAATAACGACAATTGACACAATGATGAGAAAAGCGCATCATTATGAAATGGAATCAATCAAACAACCTGTCGACATTGCTGTCGAATCTTTTGGTGGCGTGCGAAAGCTGGCGCGCATTCTTTCCCTGGATCCGTCGGCGATTAGTCGCTGGCGCTTGAATGGCCGGATCCCTGCCATGCACCAGCGCCGCGTCCTGGAATTAGCCTGGGAACGTGGGATTGACATGACGGCGCACGACGTTATCTTTGGCCGCAGACAATGATCGAGATCCGTTTGCCGTGGCCGCCGTCGGAGCTGTCGCCGAATTCCAGGTTGCATTGGGCGCAGCTT